CGACGGACTACAATAATAAACTTGCTAACTGTTAAATTCGCAATAATGGTTCTAAACTGGGCCTTCTCAACTCAGGAAGTGACAAGAGAAATAACACCAGGTCACCCAATTCTCGAAGACTTCCCAAATTTTAATGATCTAAGTATAAGCCATGATGAAACAAACTTGAACATAAGGTTCCCAGACGACATGATCTCTTTAACTAGGTCATTCGCTGGAACTGAGATTGACCACTCCATCCGGGAGAGCACAGTCAGGGTAAGAGGAGAAGACATAACAAAGCTTCCTCACAACTTAGCCCTCTCAGTTCTCAACATGAACTACACAGAAGGGAGAGTTCAGCTGCCTTCAGGCCAAACTCCTGATTTCGTCAGAATCGACGATGGCATCATGATTGGTGAGCTGAAAACCAGCGCTAGCTCAAACGAACGGGCCCTCTCGATGATCTTAGACCAAACTGAGCAGAAGTATGGCCCCCAATGTGATTACATTTTTGTCATTGGGGTCAACGCAAACCATGTTGAGTCCAGAGGCATTCTATTGAGTGAGCTCGCACAAGAAGCAATGATTAAAGCCAGGAGGATTGGTGACATGATCCTTGACCTCCTGCCCCCAAGCCTCATGTCTGACAGAAGTGGCAGGGACATTTCACAAGCGTTCGATCACATAAAATCAATTCGTTTTGATGACTATGGCCTTGAGAAGATCCCAGCACGCCTATGGGTCACGCCCCAATACATGGCCAATCAACAATGTCTTGAGCCAAGCGAGGTTCTTGGAAGTTTGGGCCCTAAGAAGCCTGTCAAGAGCATTGGCGAGTGGCTGAGAGGCCTTCCTGGGACGAAGACACATTTCACAGCTGCTGTTCATGTCCCCTGCTTCCTGACCCAAGAAGACTCAGAGGTTCCAGTTTCAGCACCTGAGAGAGAGAGTGGCAACATGCACGCCCTCTGGTCACGCGCAATCCATGAAAGGAAGCACAGATCTTTCCCTGAGCCAACAGTCGACGAAATGAGGAGAGATCAGAGGCTGAGAGACATGAACGGCTGGGGGAAGGCTAGCATGAAGGACTTGAGGAGTGAGCCAGACAACCATGATTTTCTCTTATCGAGGCAATTCAGGATTGAGCTGGCTGTGAGAGGGCTAGGTGCAAAGGCCTTCTCAGATGAGGTGGAGGACCTCAGGAGGCCGAAGAGGCATGAGGACAAGACTGGCTTTAGCCCCACTTTGAACACAAGTGTGATTGATGAGTGGGTCAGCTCGCCAATGGTTAGGACTCAAAGAGATCTGCCACTCTCAACAGATGACTTCTGGCTCTCTGATGGCGAGTGGGCAATGGACTCCTTGTCTGAGATGTGGGGAACGGACATGCTCAGAGCATATGAGAACACAGACCTGGTTCTGCGTGAGGTCATCTATAACTGCAAGAGGAATCAGCTACCCTCTAACATATCCATGGGCATGATCTTGAGGAAAGTGCCAGGAAAGCCCATTTATGTGCTCATCAGACCAACGAGAGGTGATGGACCCATTTTTTACTCTGTGCTATTCAAGGGCTGTGAGTATGCGCCAGGCATCTTTGAAGACACGAAGATTTTTGACTCATGCTGGCGCTACACTGATTTCATCAGCATGGATCAAGATCGTCTCAGCCACCTTGTTAACCTTCCTTCACAAATCATGAGCCTCTGGTCCCTCCTTGCTGACACCTTGAGCTCAACGGGCCTCGAGCCGGGGAAGACTGACTCTCTCTGGGAAAAGCAGGTCACCCACACTATAAAAACACTGTCTCTCATTCTCATTGAGGATAAGGAAGACACAAGCACGACACTGCAGCTCTTCAGGTACTACTACATGAAAGTGTTCTCGAGCGTGCCCCCTGAGATATACCCCAAAGAAGAGGTTGTCTCGAAACTGCCAGATGTGATCAGGTCCCCAGTCTTGATGTGGATCATGAGGAGGTGGCACTTAGCAGATAAGGAGATAAACTTAAGGAGCACAAAAGCCTCATATCTGAAGGTTGAGCCTCAGGCGCCAGTCACATGCTGTTACTGCCGTTCTAAGCACAAAGGTGAAGACTGCCAAACTGTGGAGTACAAAGAGCCTGAGGCAAAGGATGAGTCATCTGAGGAGGAAGAGGAGACTGTTATTGATGATGCTGAGAGGCTGTTTGACCCGCTGCCTCATGTTCCTTCTCCTTTTGGGTTCATCATTGACTCCTCAGAAAAGTTCCTGCTTTCCTGCTATGTCTGCATGCTCCACAACAAAGATGAAGGCTCTGATCATGTCGGCTCGATAAAGGCGTTCTCAAAACTGGCAAAAATGGAAGATGTGCTGAGAGGCAAACTGGAAAATGACAACTGGGAGCCTGAAACATCAAGGCCAAAGGATTTCTATGAGTTTGATCCTGGATTCATAAAGATGGGTGCTGATTTGATCAAGGAGGATCTAAGGAGTAGATCTGCGCTCTCTGATATGGGCAACTACAGACTTTCTAGCCTAGGCACCTTTGCATCGACAACTCTGGAGTCATTTGCCACAACAAAGTCAAGCACCACATCCATCTTCACAGGGAATGCAAAAAATGTCCTTCAGAAGACTGTTGAGGGCTTGATGGCAGTCAGAACCAAGTGCTTTGCAGCTCTTTACTCGATGCTGCCACTGCTCATGGGGGTGATGCTAATGGAATCCCTTGGTTGCCTATACAATACTGAAGAGCTCTTCAAGGGGTACATCATTGTCAGCATTTTTAGGAAATATCAAATAGGTGGGGTGAGGGAAATTAGCATTCTGGACATGGCGTCAAGGTTGAGGCTTGCGGCTCTTGAGTCAATAAGTACAGGGATATGCATAGATTTAGAGGAGGAGTGTCTGACAAAGCCAAAAGATAAAAAGAAGTTTGTCTCAAGGCACACAAGGAGAGTCAAAGCATCCTACAGCCCCAATGATTGCCTGACCATTAAGATGTCCATGGACATGACCACCTGGTGCCAGTGCTTCCTGATGAAGATGTTTGCGTGCCTTTTGTCTCACCTCACACCTGTGGAGTTCTTCCCATTCATATCAAGAACTCTCAACACCATGAGCAATAAAAGAGTTGAGATGCCAAAGACTGTCTTCAGGGAATTCATGAAAGGGGAATCCTCAACAATGGTCGACAAAGTCATCCTGAAGCTTCGCCAGGTGTTCTGGGGATTTGAGAAGGCTCCACAAATGAAGGAGGGCTCAACGTATATCACACTCCACGGGAACATGCTCCAAGGCATCCTCCATTACACAAGCAGCCTCTACCATGTTGCGATGCTCCATGTTTTCAAGAAATTCATTGAAAAGGAGATCTCTTCAATAGGCTTCACACCCATCACATCATTCCAGGTCTCATCTGATGATGAAGGGATTCTCATAACCCTCTGCCCTGGGAAGCACAGCCCGAGATCCAATCCTATTTTGGTGAATAGGGTCCTTGAGAGGATTAGGACAATCAAGGACTCTGTTGACGCCAAGTTCGGGCTCAGGACATCATGGGAAAAATCAACAGTTGTCTTGTCACCTCTTTATGAATTCAACTCCATTTTCTTTGTGGGCAACACGATAACCTCTCCTCTAATAAAGTTTGTCTGTAGAGCCAATGATGACCCTCCTGAGGACAACCTTCACAAAAGGGTGGCAAACCTCACCTCATCCCTTGGAGCAATCAGAGAGGCAGGGGGAACAGGGGCCTTGTGCTCTCTTGTTAGTGCTTGTCAGGTGATAAGCCTCCAGAGGAACCTGGGAAAGGGAACAATGAGGTGGTGGAACTCTGAGTGTGAGGAAGTTCTAAGACTGGGGCTAAGCGTGACAGGGAGTTTGAAGGCTTTCAGCCCTAAGACAGCAGGCTTGGTTGATCTTCAGCTCCTCAACTACTCCTCTCTGCCTGATGGGCCCAGCAAGCAATCTGCTTTTGTCAGGCTATTCCAGCTTTACTCTGATTTGATTGAGGATGACCTTCCCTTAGTGAAGACCGAGTTCAGAATGTGGAATCAAGAGAAGCACAGGAAGCTGTTGGAGAGGCTCGGAATCGAGAAGGGTGAGCTCACAAAGGAAGACTTGAGGCTCATGATGAACAAACCTCAAGATTCCTTTGAGCTCAGGCGGAGACTAGAGATCAATGTCTCAAAACCTTCTATCGCTAGATCCTTCATGTTTCCCAAAAGATCAGAGACTGTCAGAGTTAGCCCATTCCTCTTTTGGTCAGGGTGCATTAGGAAAGAAGGGGTTGAAGGCAGGCTCAGCTTGATTGAGCTCCTGAGGGAGACAGAGCCAGAGAACTCATTCAAGTCACACTTCATCAATTCTGGGAACTATGATGACATCATGAAATTTTGCAGAAGACCAATGACATTCTCAAGGGTTGAGCCAAGCAAGCTCAGGGAGAGGACACTGAGGAGCTACAAGCCGAGAGAGAATGATCTGCTCATGGCAAAGCCCGTCATATCAAGAGTGTGGTTTGGCACTCGGGGAGTTAGTGCCACTCAAGCAGACATGATGTTCCCAGCATTCCTGCAGATGATCCCTTGGCTAGAGCCCACATTTGAAGAAACTGTGGAGAGGCCGGAGTTCCAAGGCTCAGTTTCATCCTTGCTCTCTGCAATTGAGTCTCTGCAAGTTAGCAAAGCGGCAAGAACTTACTTGTGTAGGCCAGCCCCCAGCCACTCCATTGCACTGGAGTCCATGCCTAGAAGGAACTCATTCAGGCAGTATGCAGTCTCTCAAGGCATAGCAGACACTCAAAGGAAGTCAGAAGGGGCCATTGATCAGTTGAGGAAGATTGGCAGGTTGGTGATCCTAATGCAGGCATCTGACAGGAAGGAGCACAAGGTTTGCCTAGCTGAGAAATGTGCTGAGGTCATGATGACACCCCTTCCAGATCCAGACTGGGGCAGAAAGGACTTCCAAAACATCATGCTCTCTGCTTCGAAGATCATGAGAAGTAAAGGCTTTGTTGACCCCTTCCTTGTCATAGAGCATTTGAAGGAAACACGGGACGCTTTCTGGGTGGTCCCTCAAAGGTTCTCATCTAATGGCAATAGGATGGGCCACGGGGAGTCATTCCAGTTTACAATCTCTAATGGATGGGTGAGAACTGTCTTAGAGGGTGAGAAGATCATCAAAATCGAGAGAGAGAGGGGCAAGGGGGACGGGCTCCAGAAAGCTTCTCAAGTCAATGAGGCCCTCCAGACAAAGCTGGCGGAAAACTTGATAGGACTCTTGCCTCATGTGGTTGCGACACCCCATGCTTTTAGGATAGGCTTAACGTCATGTGAGAGGACAGAGAACCTGAGAGCTTCTGTTAAAAGGAGAAGGAAAATCACTCAAGTTGTTGATGGAGTGCAGTACACAAGGCTCAGAACAATGTGGGGCCCAAAGATTCCTTTCTCGACCATGTACAGAGAAGGGCTCTCGTCCCCGGTTGGAT